CGAGGCGAGAAAGGCGCCCACCACCCCGCCCGCCGCGAGCCAGCCCTTTCGGGCGGGGCGATCCGCTGCTGAGGTGTCCGTTCGGTCGTCCGTCAGCGCCATGTCGCGCACCTCTCGTCTGTGATTGAGGGGAGGTGTAGGGTCTGTAGTAACTACAGGCTCAAGAGGAAACTTGCCCATGACCGATCACGAGCGCGAGAGCGGCTTTACACGCGGCGACCTGGCCCGGGCGACCGGCTGCAACATCGAGACGATCCGCTATTACGAGAAGACCGGCCTGCTGCCCGACCCGCCCCGCACGGACGCCGGCTACCGGGTCTATTCCGCCGCACACGCCACACGCCTGCGCTTCATCCTGCGCGCCCGCGAACTCGGGTTCTCGATGGAGGACATCCGCGGGCTGATGGGGCTCGGCGACGGCGCCGCGCCGACCTGCGCGGAGGTCAAGGAAAGGACGGAGCGGCACCTTGCCGATGTCCGCGCGAGGATCGCGGATCTTCGGCGTATCGAGACCGTCCTCGCTGCAACCGCATCCAGGTGTTCGGGCGCCGAAGTCCCCGATTGTCCGGTGCTCGACGCGATTTCCAACTCGGCCGACCCATGACACCTCGCGAAACCATCCTCGCCGCGCTGTACGCACGGCTCTCGGCGCTGCCCGCCACGGCCCTGCGCGGCGAGGTGCTGCCCGAGCGCGAGCCGGCCGAGGGACTCCTGATCCTTCGCGACGGCGAACCGGGTGAGCCGGAGGTGACGCTGTCGCCCCTGCGCTACCACTACCAGCACCGCGCCGAGATCGAGGCTGTCGTGCAGGGCGCCGCCCGTGACGCCGCCTTCGACACGCTGATCGCCAGCGTCGGCGCGACGCTCGCCGCCGACCGCACGCTGGGCGGGCTTTGCGACTGGGTCGAGGCGGAAGCGCCGCGCCCGGTCGATCTGCCGGTCGAGGGCGCGGCCAGCCTGAAGGCCGCCGTGATCCCGGTGGTGCTGCACTATTCCACCGCCGATCCGCTCGGCTGATCCCGACAACCCGAGGAGAACACCATGGCACGAGCCCAGGGGGCGCGGGCGCTGATGGCGCTTGCGTTCGAGACGACCTATGGAACCCCGCCCGCCAGCGGCTTCACCCGCATGCCCTTCGCCAGCACCTCGCTCGGCGCCGAGCAGCCGCTGCTGAACTCGGAGTTGCTCGGTTACGGCCGCGATCCGCTGGCGCCGATCAAGGATGCGGTCACGGCGGACGGCGATGTCGTCGTGCCGCTCGACGCCGAGGCCTTCGGCTTCTGGCTGAAGGCGGCGTTCGGCGCGCCCACGACCACCGGCGCGGAGGCCCCGTACACCCACGAGTTCCAGTCGGGGTCCTGGGTGCTGCCCAGCATGTCGATCGAGACCGGCATGCCGGAGGTGCCGCGCTATGCGATGTACTCGGGATGCGTCCTCGACCAGATCACCTGGCAGATGCAGCGATCGGGCCTGCTGACGGCAACGGCGCGGCTGGTGGCACAGGGCGAGACGGTGGGCACGACCACCAGCGCAGGGACACCCGCCGCGCTCGAGCTGAAGCGCTTCGGCCATTTCAACGGATCGATCACGCGAAACGGGAGCGCGCTCGGCAACGTCGTCTCCGCCGAGATCACCTATGCCAACAACCTCGACCGCATCGAGACCATCCGCTCCGACGGCCGCATCGACGGCGCGGACCCGTCCATCGCCGCGCTTACCGGCCGGATCGAGGTCCGCTTCGCCGACCAGACGCTGGTGACGCAGGCGATCAACGGCGAGGCCTGCGAGATGGAATTCGCCTACGTCCTGCCGTCCGGCGAGAGCTTCACCTTCACCGTGCACGCCGTCTACCTGCCGCGCCCGCGGATCGAGATTTCCGGGCCGCAGGGGGTGCAGGCGACCTTCGACTGGCAGGCGGCGCGCGACAGCGTCGTCGGCCGGATGTGTACCGCAACCCTGATCAACGACATCGAGGTGTACTGAGAATGCTGACGCTCGACCTGACGAACGCGCCTCGCTGGCATGATCTCGCCCCCGGTGTCCGGGTGCAGCTGCGCCCGCTGACCACCGCGCTGATGGTGGCGACACGCAGCGATCAGGCCGTCGAGGCGGTGCCCGAGGAGGCGTCCGACGAGGAGCGCGCGGTCGCCTTCGCCAAGGCTCTCGCGCGGCGGGCGGTGCTCGCCTGGGAGGGCATCGGCGACGCCGACGGCAACGCCATCGACCCGAGCCCAGAGGCCATCGACGCGCTGCTCGACGTCTGGCCGATCTTCGAGGCGTTCCAGCTGACCTACGTCTCGAAGGGGCTGCTGCTGGAACAGGAAAAAAACGCCTCCGCGCTCTCGCCGAATGGTCCTTCGGCGGGGGCGAGCGATACTGCGACGCCTGCACGCAAATCTGCCCGGACTGCCCGGCGCGGCTGAACCGTCCGGAAACTCCGGAGGGTTGGCAGGTCTGGGACCTGGTCGGCCGCCTCGGGGGGCAGCTCCGTGTGCTTCCCGGCGCAGTGATCGGCTGGGATCTGACCGCAGCGCTCGCGCTCGGGAACGCGCTCGGCGTGCCGCCCCTCGCCATGGCCGAACTTCTGCCCGTCATCGAAGCGGTGATGGTCGCCAAACTCAACGAACAGATGGAACGCCTTAATGGCTGAAAAACGCGTCAGCGTTCGCCTCGCTGCGGTCGGCGGCCGTCAGGTGCGCGCCGAGCTGGAAGGCGTGGGCGAAGCCGGCAAGCGTGGCTTCGGCCGTCTCAGCCGCGAGATGGAGGCGGCCAACGCACGGCTCGCAGGCTTCGCGCGTCGGGTCCGCGTGGCAGCCGCCGCGGCTGTCGCCGCCGCCACGGCCGCAGGCGTCGCCATGATCCGCTCCGGGCTGCAGACGGTCGATGCGCAGGCCAAGCTCGCGCAGTCCCTCGGGACCACCGTCGCCTCGATCCAGACGCTCGAGCGTGCGGGCGAGCTGGCAGGCGTGTCGATGTCCGGCATCGAGCAGGCCACCAAGGATTTGACGCGCCGTCTCAGCCAGGCGGCCGCCGGGACTGGCCCGGCTGCCGACGCGCTCGATCGGCTGGGGCTCTCTGCCAACGAGCTGATCGCGCTGCCGCTGGACCAGCGTGTGGGTGCGATCAACGCCGCCATCGAGAGCTTCGTGCCTGCCGCCGAGCGCGCTGCAGTAGCGGGCCAGCTCTTCGGCGAGGAAGGCTCGATCGCCATGTCGCGGATCGACACCGCGACGCTGCGCCAGGCGACCGAGGACGTGCTTGCCTTCGGGGTCGTCGTCTCCGAGCAGGACGCTGACCAGATCGAGCGGACCAACGACGCGATCTCCCGGCTCGGGCTGATCTGGCGCGGGCTCTCGAACCAGCTGGCGGTCGCCGCGGCCCCCGCACTGGAAGCTGTCGCCAACGCCATGGCGGCGGTGGCCAGCCGCACCGGGCCGCTCGGCATCGCGATCCGCGGGCTCTTCGAAAACATCGGCCGCCTGACGACCTATGCCGCCACCTTCGCGACCTTCCTCGCGGGACGCTGGGTCGCCGGCATGGCCGCTGCTGCTCTTTCCGTCCGTGGTCTCGCCACGGCGCTGGTCGTCCTGCGTGGGGCGCTCATCCGCACCGGCATCGGCGCGCTGATCGTCGGCGCGGGAGAGCTGATCTACCAGTTCGGCCAGCTGGTGCGCGGCGCGGGCGGGTTCGGGAATGCACTCGAACTCATGGGCGCCGTGGCAATAGCCGTCTGGGACGGGATCAAGATCACGGTCGGCTCGTTCGTCGACGACTTCCGTGCGGTCCGGGCCGACGTCGAGGCGATCTGGCTGCGCCTGATGGCCTTCCTGTCACGGAAGTGGGCCGATTTCCTGGGGCAGATCGGCCCGACCTTCAACGCCGCGGCCGAACAGATCGGCGCGGACACAAGGATCGACTGGTTCGGGGCCGAGAGCTACGCGTCGATGCTCGGGCACGCCGCCAGCAATGCCGGCGCCTCGGCCGAGGCGTACCGCCGACAGGCGGCCGCCACGCGCGCCTCCGCCTTTGACGGCGTCGGCCCGGCCATGCAGGCGCTGCGCGATGCCATGCGCGGCGGCGATGACGTCGGTGCCGACCCGCTGAGGGAGGCGACGCAGGCTGCGGAACGGTTCGAAACGGCGCTGGACGGCGCCGGGAGCGCCGCCACGGAAACTGGTGCTGCCACGACAGCGGCTGCGGCGGCCGCCGAGCCGGCGACCGAGTCGGCAGTTACCGGTTGGCAGGCGGTCACGGCGGCGCTGTCTGACTACGCCAGCAAGGCCCGCGAGATCGGCGGCGACATCGGCCAGAGCCTGGTCAGCGCCTTCCAGTCGGCCGAGAACGCGGTCGGCGAGTTCGTAAAGACGGGCAAGCTGAACGTCCGTGATCTCGTCACCTCGCTCATTGCCGACCTCGCCAAGCTCGGCGCGCGCCGCTTCATCCTCGGCCCGCTCTCGAATGCGCTCGGCGGCATTCTCGGCCGAGCCGGTGGCGTGTTTGCCAACGTGCTGCATGGCGGTGGCATCGTCGGCGCTCCCGCGCCGGCGCGCATGGTGCCAGCGCTCGCCTTCGCGGGGGCGCCTCGGATGCATTCCGGCGGTGCGGTCGGGCTGCGACATGACGAGGTCCCGGCGATCCTGCAGCGGGGCGAGCGGGTGCTCTCGCGCCGTGAGGCGCAAGGCTTTGGCGCAGCGTCCGGCGTCACCGTCCACATCCATGCGCGCGACGCCGAGAGCTTCCGCCAGTCTCGCACGCAGGTCGCGGCCGACATCGCCCGCGCGGTGTCGCTGGGCCGGAGGGGACTCTGATGGCGTTTCACGAGGTCCGGTTTCCGGACGACATCAGCCGTGGCGCCCGCGGCGGGCCGGAGCGGCGCACCCAGATCGTCGAGCTCGCCTCGGGCGACGAGGAGCGCAACGCCAGCTGGGCCAATTCGCGCCGCCGCTATGACGTCGCCTACGGCATCCGCCGCGCCGACGATCTCGCCGCTGTTGTCGCCTTCTTCGAGGCGCGCAACGGCCGGCTCCACGGCTTCCGCTTCAAGGATTGGGGCGACCACAAGTCCTGCCTGCCGTCGCTAACGCCGGGTCCGGCCGACCAGGCAATCGGCACGGGCGACGGCGCGACGACCGCCTTCCAGCTCGTCAAGCGCTACGCCTCGGGCGCGCAGTCCTGGACGCGCGCCATCGCGAAGCCGGTGGCGGGCAGCGTGCGCATCGCGCTGTCGGGCGTCGAGCAGCCCTCCGGCTGGTCGGTCGACACCACCACCGGTGTCGTCACCTTCAGCGTCGCGCCGGGCGCTGGCGCCGCCATCACCGCGGGCTTCGAGTTCGACGTGCCGGTCCGCTTCGACACCGATGCGCTCGACGTGACGCTCGACCTCGAGCGGCTCGGCTCGATCACCTCCATTCCGCTTCTGGAACTGCGCCGATGAAATCCCTCTCGCCCGCGCTGCAGGCCCATCTCGACGAGGGCACGACGACGCTCGCCTGGTGCTGGCGGATCACCCGGGCCGACGGCGTCACCTTCGGCTTCACCGACCACGACCGGGCGCTCGCCTTCGACGGCACCGACTTCGAGCCCGAGAGCGGGCTGACCGCCTCAGAGGTTCGCTCGGGATCGGACCTGTCGGTCGATGCGCAGGACGCGGAAGGCGTCCTGACCTCCGACCGGATCACCGAGACCGACATTCTCGACGGCCGCTGGGACAACGCCGAGGTAGAGGTCTGGCGGGTGAACTGGGCCGACACGAGCCAGCGCGTGCTGATGCGGCGCGGCGCCATCGGTCAGATCCGGCGCGGGCGGCTCGCCTTCGTTGCCGAAGTCCGCTCGCTCGCCCATGTGCTGGGCCAGACGGTCGGGCGAACCTTCCAGGCGACCTGCGATGCCGCGCTCGGGGACGCGCGCTGCGGCGTCGATCTGGAGGATACGGCCTTCAAGGGCACGGGCGCGGTGATTGACATTTTGCGCGACCGGGCCTTCACCGCCTCGGGGCTGGGCACATTCACGTCCGGCTGGTTCACCTTCGGCACGCTGGACTGGACGAGCGGCGCGAATGCCGGGCGGCGCACGGAGGTGCTGGGACATGACGTCACGGACGGCGTCGCGATCCTGACCCTGCTCGAGGCGCCAGTGCGCGCCATCGCCGAGGGCGACGCCTTCACCATCCGCGCGGGTTGCGACAAGCGCATGGAGACCTGCGGCGCGAAGTTCGCCAACACCGTCAACTTCCGCGGCTTCCCGCACATCCCCGGCCAGGACGCCGTGCTGCGCTATGCCACCAAAGATGGCGGCCACGAGGGAGGCGTGCTGTGACGCAACCCCTCGCACTGGCCGATCCCACCCGCGTCATCGCCATCGCGCGCTCCTGGCTCGGCACGCCGTATCACGACCAGGCCAGCCTCCGCGGCGTCGGCTGCGATTGCCTCGGGCTTGCGCGGGGCGTCTGGCGCGAGATCGTCGGCCCCGAACCGTTCCCGATCTCGCCCTACAGCCGGGACTGGGGCGAGACCGGCCCGCGCGAGGTGCTGGCCGAAGGCGCGCGGCGGATGCTGATTGAGTTGCTGCCCGCCGAGGCCGATCCCGGCGCGCTGGTGCTGTTCCGCATGAAGCCCCGCGCCATTGCCAAGCATGTCGGGATCCTGACCGGGCCCGACAGCTTCCTCCACGCCTACGAGCGGCTCGGCGTGATCGAGGAACCGCTCACCCAATCCTGGCGGCGGCGCATCGCCTTCGCCTTCCTGTTCCCGCAACGCTGAGACCCCGACATGGCAACGCTTGTTCTCGGTGCCGCTGGCGCCGCCATTGGCGGCAGCATCGGCGGCGCGATCCTCGGCGTCAGCGCCGCGACCATCGGCGGCTTCATCGGCTCGACCATCGGCTCGGTCGTCGACAGCTGGATCATCTCGTCGCTGGCGCCCACCCAGCGCATCGAGGGCGCGCGGCTCGACACGCTGCGCATCACCTCCGCCACCGAAGGCGCGGTCATCCCGCGGCTCTACGGGCGCATGCGCATGGGCGGCAACATCATCTGGGCGACCGATTTCCGCGAGGAGACAAAGACCACCACGCAGGGCGGCGGCAAGGGCGGTGGCGGCGGCAAGGTCAAGACCACCGAGTATCTCTACTACGCCAGCTTCGCGGTCGCATTGTGCGAGGGGCCGATCACCGGGATCGGCCGCATCTGGGCCGACGGCAAGCCAATGGACCTCTCCGGCGTCACCTGGCGCTGGTATCCCGGCGACGAGGCGCAGTCTGCCGATCCGTTCATCGCCGCGAAGATGGGCACGGCCAACACGCCCGCCTATCGCGGCACCGCCTATGTGGTCTTCGAGGAACTGGCGCTTTCCACCTATGGCAACCGCCTGCCGCAACTCTCCTTCGAGGTGTTCCGCCCGCTCGCCGATCCCGACACCGCCGAGGGGCTGACCCGCGCCGTCACCATGATCCCGGCCTCCGGCGAGTTCACCTATGCGACGCAGGCGATCCGCAAGACCGATGGCGGCGCGACGGTACCCGAGAACCTGAACGCGCTGGCCGACTCCACCGACATGGTGGAGTCCCTCGACCGGCTGCAGGCGATGGCCCCGGCGGTCGAGAGCGTCAGCCTCGTGGTGGCGTGGTTCGGCGACGACCTGCGGGCAGGCTCCTGCAGGGTCCGGCCGGGCGTCGAAGTGTCGGCCAAATCGACCACGCCCGCCAGCTGGTCGGTGAATGGCGTGAGCCGCGCCAACGCCTTCCTCGTCAGCCGTGACGATCAGGATCGCCCGGTCTACGGCGGCACGCCGTCGGACTTCGCCGTCGTTCAGGCGATCCAGGAGATGAAGGCGCGCGGGCTGCGCGTGACCTTCTATCCGTTCATCCTGATGGACGTGCCGCCCGGCAACAGCCTGCCGAACCCGTATTCCGACAACGCGGCCGAGACGGGCCAGCCTGCGTTCCCCTGGCGGGGCCGGATCAGCTGTTCTCCCGCAGCAGGTTTCGCCGGAACCGTGGACAAGACAGCCACAGCCGCAAGCCAAGTCGCGGCGCTGTTCGGCGCGGCCACGCCCGCCAGCTTCAGCGTCTCGGGAGAGTCGGTTTCGTGGACAGGCACGCCCGGCGACTGGGGCCTGCGCCGTATGGTGCTGCACTACGCCCATCTCTGCGCGGCGGCGGGCGGGCTCGACGCCTTCCTGATCGGCACCGAGATGCCGGGGCTGACGACGATCCGCTCGGGCGCGTCCACCTATCCGGCGGTGCAGGCCTATCGGGACCTGCTCGCGGATGTGCGCTCGATCCTCGGGGCCGGGACGAAGATCGGCTATGCTGCGGACTGGTCGGAGTATTTCGGGCACCAGCCGGGCGACGGCTCGGGCGACGTGTTCTTCCATCTCGACCCGCTCTGGGCCGATCCGGAGATCGACCTCATTGGCATCGACAACTACATGCCGCTCTCGGACTGGCGCGACGGCTTCGAGCATGCGGACGCGGCCGAGGGCTGGCCCGCGATCTACGACCGGGCCTACCTGCAGGCGAACATCGTCGGCGGCGAAGGCTTCGACTGGTTCTACGCCAGCGCGG